CGAAGATGCATCAATCCATAGTCAAGTACGGCGCCAAGTTCAACTCCCCCAAGGTTGAAGACTGGTTCTACCGCGGCGAAGAGTTCTACGACTTCTACGACACCACCCAGGAATACAACAAGGACTACGACAAGGGCGCCTACTCGATGCTGCCACCGGGTTACTGGCGTCGACCCTTGCCGACTGCCACGCGCGATGGGGGCTTCTACATGCGCACTACCAAAATCTTCTTCAAGCGCTTCGGCGTGATCAACGGCTTCTTCCTCGGCGCCTTGGTGGCGCTCTGTATCAGCGTGCCGGTGTTCGCCGGTATCGCCTTGGTCAACCGCCCGACCAGTACCAGCAGCGCTCCCGTTGAACGTCAGCAAAGCACCGACAAGCTGGCCGACGAGTTTGCCGGCCTGCACATCGCCAGCTATGGCCGGCTCTCCGGCAAGACCTTCTACGTGTTCCGTCTGGAGGATGGCTCGCGCCTGACCGGCGAAGACCTGAGCGTCCGTGATGTGCAGGTAAAAGACCGTGGCCCCCGCGAAGCCTTGCTGGTTCGCGGTGATGACTTCCTCTCGATCTACAGGTGATCCCATGACTCAGCGCGTGCACAACTGGTTTTGCCTCTACGTCATTGCCTTGCTCAGCCTGTTCCTGCTTTCTGCACCGCCAGCGCAGTCCACCGAACGGGTCGAACTCTACGATGCCACCTTGCAAGATTTCGTGGAGTGGTCGGCCAACATTCTGGATAAGCCGGTAGTGGTGGGGTCGGATATTCGCTCGGCACCGATCAGCGTGTTTGCCACCTATTCAGACAAGGCCGAACTAGAAAGGCTGTTGGAAAACGCCGTGACCAGTGCCGGCTTTCACTTCTCGGCCAACGGTGGAAGCATCCTGATCAGCTCGCAACCGATCCCCGAGTCACCCGACCTGCGCACTCGGGTTTTCCAATTGCAGCACCTGCAATCGGATTTTGCTTACCAGTCAATCCGCGACGTCCTGCAATCGCGTACAGACCAGACCGAACAGTCCTCCAGCGCCGCTATGGCCACGCCGTCGCCGACCTCCAACGCAGTTATTGTCACCGCGACCGATAAGCAGCTCGATGTGATTCAAAGTGTCCTCGCCGAAATCGACAAACCCCGTCGGCAAGTCGTGATCACCGCCGTGGTCGCCGAACTGGCCGACTCCGACTTCGAAGACCTCGGCCTCAATGTTAGCCTCGACAGCAAGCGCATAAACGCTACTGGCGTCAGCTTGCGCAGCTCCGATCGCTCCGACCTGGGCTTCTCCCTGACCTTCTCCGGGCCCACGCTCTCGGCCTTCCTGCAGGCGGTCAAGGTCACCGGCAACAACCGGATACTCTCCACCCCGCAACTGCTGACCCTCAACCGCGAACCCGCGTCCATCGTCGTCGGCCAGAACGTGCCCTTTATCACCGGTCAGACCACCAGTGGCTCGACCCCGGCTTCCGATCCGTTTCAAACCATCGTGCGCCAGGATGTAGGCGTTTCCCTCGACGTCACTCCCTTTATCACCCCCTCGGGGGCCATCGAACTACAGGTTAATCAGTCCGCTTCCAGTGTCTCCGATGACAAAAGCGCCGCCGACATCATCACCAACACCCGACGAATTTCGACCCGTGTGCAGTTGCCCGATGGCGGGGGCGTTTTGCTCGGTGGCCTGCGCTCCGAGCAAGTCGACAAGTCGGAAACCCGCGTTCCCTATCTTTCCGCTGTTCCGGTACTGGGCCACCTGTTCCGCTCGACCTCGACCAAGCTCCGGGCCACCAATCTCGTCGTCTTGCTCACTGCCTCGATCCACGGGGCCGCAGATGGCTTAGCGGTGCCTGATCCAGTGCGTGGGTTAGTCCCCCACGCGGTCGATGGGGTGCGCAGCGGTATCGGCGCAGCCGGTGCCGCTGCGCGCCTCACGGGCCGCGCTCCGGCGCGCTGACGTTCCTGTAACACGTCAGATAAACAGAAAAGAACAACCAGACTAAACCAGAGAGTTAGGAAAAATGGCCAAGGCAAAGGACTTCTATCGTATTGATTTGGAAACCGGGCTGGAGAGTTCGACAAGTCGTTTATTTGTCGATCCAGGGCAGATGGGTTTCGTCGACCTGTCAGGCGTTCGCCTGCTCCGCTGTGGCGTCGACACGGTGCGCCAGTTGTATCGCGGGCTGATCCGCCCGGAAATCATGGCCCTGTTTGAAAACCCTGGGTCCATGGTCGAATTTGCCGGCGAGATTTGGCATTCCGGTCGTGTCGGCAAAGACTCGGGTTATCAGTACAAGCTGCAGAACGCCGACCTCGGCATCATCCTTCTGGTTAAAAACTTCAACTCCAAGCTCGACGCCATCGGCCCACACCTGAAAATCGAAGTGTCGCCCCATGCTATCGACGCGCTGTCGCCTGAACGCCTTCAAGAGCGCATGGATTACTACGCTGCCGCTGTCCTGACGCATCGTGAACTCAATCAATGCGCGGTCCATCTGGCGTTGGATCTACAAGGCTGGAAACCTCCGGTGGATTTGGTCGCCCGCATGCACTGCAAAGCACGCACCCATCGGGATATCTCCGGCATCAACGAAATCACCTGGGCGACCAAGTCCAGCGTTTACGGACGTGGCGAAACCTCCATGTTTGGCTCTGCCGGTGGCGTCCAACTGGCGATCTACAACAAGACCGAGCAAGCCCGCGCTACCGACAAACTCGACTATTGGGAAAGCGTGTGGAAGCGTCGCGATAGCTTCGATGAGGGCGACCCGGACAACTACAACCCTGCCCAGGACGTCTGGCGGGTAGAGCTGCGTTATCACCATTCGATCATCCAGCAGTTCGCCAGCGGCTCGATAGACCTCAAGACGGGCGAATTCATCGACACACGATCCTTTGCCGCCTTCTCGGCCCATCTGGACGGCCTGTGGCGCTATGGCTTGCGTCAATTCAAGCTACTGGCGCGCCCTGGCTACTTTGAGCCGATCTGGACGTTGATCCGCGATGACGTGCGGGTTGATTTGCCGGTCGATTCTCTGCTCGATGAAACTGAATACAAGCGCTATCACAAGACCTCGCGCGGCTTCTCCGGCAAGAACGTGGAGCTATTCCTGGGCAACTTCGTCAGCTTGCTGGCAAGGGAAAGGGTGGGTGCAAAAAAGGCGTTTGAGACCCTCCAGCAATGGGACTGCTGGCCGGTCATCCGCGACCACTACGCCGCCAAGGAAATGACCGAGCGGGATCTATACATCCATATCAAGAACCTATTGCAAGAGCGGCATGTGCGGTGGGGCAGGGCGGTATGACGGCACGCAAGGAAGGCAAAACATGGACGGCCGACTTCTATGAAAATGGCCGATCTGGACGCCGCATCAGAAAGTACGGATTTCTAACCAAGTCGGCAGCCCAGCGCTATGAATCCGATTACTTCTCGACCTTCAAGCAAACCGGCCGGCCGCTGGATGATCGCCTGTCTGATCTGGTGGATATCTGGTATGAGCTGCATGGATGTTCGCTCAAGGATGAAAAGGCCCGGCTTTCCCGTACTAAAGCCATCGTCGAACGGTTGGGCAATCCTCGGGCCTCTGAGTTTGAGTCACTGGCATGGGCGCGTTATCGCCAAGCCCGCTTGAAAGAGGCATCACCGCACACCGTCAACCATGAACAGTGCTACCTATCGGCGGTGTTCTCTGAGCTGATCCGTATGGGTGCATGGGCTGGCAAGAATCCATTGGCCAATATCCGCCAGATCAAGACCGACCAGACCGAGCTGTCGTTTCTTACCCTGGAGCAGATCAACCAGTTGCTCGATGAGTGCCGCAACTCCAGCAACAATCACACGTATCCGGTAGCCCTGATTTGCTTGGCCACTGGTGCGCGTTGGGATGAGGCCGAAAGCCTAAGCCGTGCTGCCATCTTCGGCGGTAAGGCGCATTTTCACCGGACGAAGAACCGTCAGTCCCGCTCGGTGCCGATACCTAAGGAAGTGGAAGAAACCGCGCTAAAGGTCGCTATGCCCGGAACCGGCCGGCTGTTTATGTCCTGCAGGGCGGCTTTCCGTGGTGCCTATGAGCGTTGCGGCTTCGATACCCCTGGCCAGCTAACCCACATCCTGCGCCACACCTTCGCTAGTCACTACATGATGGCCGGCGGCGACATTCTCAGCCTACAACGCATTCTCGGACATTCCTCGATCACCATGACCATGCGCTATGCGCATCTGTCGCCTGATCATCTGGAGTCGGCTTTGAGGTTTTCACCTCTCGCCCAGCTCCGTTTGTCCTAGCCCCAAAAAAAGAAAAGCCTGCAGGTTATGCAGGCTTCTCAAGCATCTTAAACTGAACGACTAAAGCTGATTTCTAGCTTGCATCCCCAGAAAGATGCTTTAAGGATGAATGAGTATTTCATTCATGTGTCCCCCAAAAAGGTTAATGGGGTCACGGTGCTTAGTGCATAAATTCAATAATTTCAGAGGACTATGATTTCAGTTAAGTATTTTTCGATTCAGTCAGTGATCAGTCAGTTCAGTCAGTTCAGTCAGTAGTCAGCAAATTCAGTCAGTATTCGGTCAGTTCGGTCAGTAGTCTGCAGATTCAGTCAGTAGTCAGCAAGTTCAGTCAGTAGTTAGTCAATTCGGTCGAAATAAGTTTGGCACTTGCACTGCGTGACACACCCAGCGCACGACTGGGTGCAGACTGATTATAGATCTCGACTAGATCGAATCAAGATCATTTTTTGGGGCGTAGACGGGATGTAGTCTGTTTGTAGTCTGCCCGGAAAACAAAAAAGGGTTTAGCTTTCGCTAAACCCTTGTTTTGTTTGGTGGCTACGCAGGGACTTGAACCCCGGACCCCAGCATTATGAATGCTATGCTCTAACCAGCTGAGCTACGTAGCCGAGTGGCGCGCATTATTCGCGTCCGGGGCTTGGCTGTCAAGCCTGGAACGCGAAATTTTCTACGCGCGATCAAGCGCTTAGACGTTGAAGCGGAAGTGCATGACGTCGCCGTCCTTGACGATGTAGTCCTTGCCTTCCAGGCGCCATTTGCCGGCTTCCTTGGCGCCGGCTTCGCCCTTGTACTGGATGAAGTCGTTGTAGGCGATCACTTCGGCGCGGATGAAGCCCTTCTCGAAGTCGGTGTGGATCACGGCGGCGGCCTGCGGGGCGGTGGCTCCGACCTTGACGGTCCAGGCGCGCACTTCCTTGACCCCGGCGGTGAAGTAGGTCTGC